CAAGCAAAGAAACATCCAGCGAAATACTATTGAGCTTCGTTCCTGCTGCCAGTGAGAAGAAGGATGTGCCACCAGCATTTCTGCTCTTACTTGCAAGAGCGCTCTTAACCAAATCATGCTGTTGTCTCTGCTGTTTTTCAGTCAGTGCAGATGTTCCCTTTTCTTTGCCCTCAGGGAATGTCTCATACACAATCTGATTATTTACAGAGTCCAAAACATTTCTCTTGGTATCTACGAAATACTGAGCGTAGCTAATATCATCCAGCGCAGCGATTGCAAACGGGACACCATACGGATCTGAGATCTCGCTTTTTATCTTCGTCACAATCGTCTTATTGTTGTCCAATACAAGCCACGGCGCTGACATATCTCTGTTGTTGTATCTCAGCCACCCTTCTTGAATTTCCTTTGGGAAGCCTGCAAGCTTACGCTTACGCGCTTCGTCAGTAAGACCATCAAAATATCGCAAATCAAATGCGATTTGGTAGCTGTTGTTGCGTCGTCCCACAATTCTTACATAGTTGATAGGAAGTGGGATTACCATAGCATTCATACCAATTGCATTGATCTCAGTGATATTGTGCATATCATAATCAGTCAAAGCCATCCTGTAATCTGGTGTAGAAGTGGCCGTCTCAAAATAAGCCGCGTACATACCGTCGTTTGCATCTTTGAAAATTGCATCACGGATTACCTGCTTATATCGAATTGTGTTCAGCGTTGCTTCCATCTTGGATTTATTCATACGATAGTTACGGGGTCTGCTTCCGTCTGCCCTTTTCGACTTACACACAATAACACCGTCAAGGGTGTGCATTGTCTTCATATAGTCAATAGCACTTGCTACAACGCCATTTGTGTGATATGCCCACTGCGCCATACTTCTGATTTCGGCAATGTGCGCCAACGGATTTTTCGTAAACGCACGAATTTCTTGAATGGTGTATGGCATTTCTCCAGCACTTTGCAGCATTCGGATATATGCCGTTCCGATATCGGTATTGAATTCGTGAACCGGCTCTTCCGCAACAGCAATAGCCGAATTCTCTTCAAATACATCGTCGCGTTTCCAAAACTGGAACCATTTTCGATTACTTGGCAATCTTCTCACCTCCTTTTAATTAAATAATGGTACATACTCATACTCAGAGCTGTCAGAAAGCAAATCATGCTCCAACATCTGAGCAAAATAATTACCGTAAGAAACCGAAGTGTATCGGTCTTTACGGTCATTGTTGTTTATGATCTTAATAAGTCCTGTCTGTTCACCGCGCTCATATTCCAAGTTAATCATCTCGTTAATCAGAGCTGCGGTTTCCAAATATGGACGCTCAAAGAAAAGCTGCGTATCCACATCCGCAGTTGCGTACTCAGGAATGAAGTTTGCAATCTCATCAACAGCCTCTGTATTGCTGATAAGCAGATCAATCATCCCAGAATTCAGTCCATTACGCATTGACTCAGCAATATTGCTGTTTGTCTCCAACTGAGCCTTGATAACATACACATTCTCTTCTGCGCCGGCAATTTGAATACGATTTGCAACCTTATCGTCATTCATACATTTCCAGGGCTTATACTCTACATTACGCTCTTCATCAAACAAGACCTTCGCCAGCATGTCATAAACTGAAATACCAGCATTTCGTCCGTCCAATACACAATAGTCTGCATTGAAGTCGGTATAGAGCTGCTTAATACGAATAGCCTGCTTGGTAGTCTCTCCGCCATGCACGGCTTCCATATAAACAATCTGTCTTCTATATCCACGCTTTACTTCGATATGCTCACCGGTAGTATCCATAACTTTGTACTCTTGGCTTTCTGGGAGCAAACGAATGCACGAGAAAATGGAGTTATCTGTCGCATTACCGCCTTCCATAGCGATATCGCATGATAGGATACGGATTTCTCCAACTTGCTTTGGAATATCGTATTTGTTCCTTTGCTTCAAAAGCACCTCATCATTGCGACGAGGATAAAAAGCTCGTTTCAGTCTTCTATTGCGGTTCAACTGGTCATAGTTAAAGAACGATTTTGCATTTTCTGCAATCATCTGGTTCTCATACTCGATTGCCCAAGACATCGGATCGAGCTTCTTCCGCTCTTTAATCAAGAAGTTTCTCGTCTTAATGTTGTGCTTCAACGAAATACTGTAGTCCATTGCAATCACGCAAGAAGACTGATCGGTAAGCATATCCTTAACAAATCCACGAATCAGATTCCACATCCAATGGTTCTGATACCATGCAGAGCTGATATATACTTCCTTTGGCTCTTCTCTCATGTGTGCATACTCTTCGTATTTCAAGAAATCGGCCTGTCTGATATAAAGGAACGGAGAAAGAACACTATCAATAATGTTCTTAACGATCATACGGAACTCTTCGTAAATCATTACAGTAGCACGATAACCACGAGCATTTTCATTTGCAGCAACAACCACAATAGAACTGCCGTTCTTAAATACAACCTCGATTTCATTCTGGTTATCCTTAAAACTATCGATCTCCGCTTCAAGCAATGGCGACTTTGGTATGAGTTCTTTTCTGATTTTCTCAGAAACAATAAGACGCGCCTGCTTTTTCGTTGCAGACGCGACAACAATCTTTGCACCAGGCCGCAGAATTGCTTCCTTACATGCAAACACAGCAATCAGGAATGACTTTGCTGCAGATCGAGCAGCAACAATACAAAAGCTTGGAAAAAACTCCATCAAATACAAAATCAAGTGCTGGTACAGATGGAGTGTAATACCGAAATAGTGTTCCACAAACCTTGACGGGTTGCGTCTATAAAAAGTGATCCACAACATCAGCCGTTCAACATTTTCCCGTCTGCCCAAATAATGAGTGGAAGGATAATGCTCATGAATTTTCGCCTGACGCTCATCCATCAATTCTGCATAATTCATGTTCAGTCCTCCTTAGAAAGACTGAACTCCTTATCCAGCTCCTTAGAACCGGTCAGAAGATTCTTCAAAGGTCTAAAAATAAATCTGCTTGCATATGAGCCAAGACCATCTGAGTCGTGATACAAACTTTTATCCTTGTAATACTCTGCCGGCGTATGTTTCTCAATATCAGATATCCATACACCAAGCGGATCTAACTTGACCGCATCTTCCTTTTTCTGCTTTCGATCTTCAAGCTCAGTCGTAGCAGCATTGATATACTCCTTATAAGTTTTAGCAAGAGCGCCAATACCAGTATCTCCATTCTGTACATACTTTTGGAGCTGGAGCTTCAAATAACAAATGCTTTTATAAAGCTCTTCTTGTCGCTTATCTTCTGGAATGCCATACTTTGCCGCCCAATCGTCATACTCATACTGAAGTGTTTCATAATCCTGGTCGCTAAATCCAAGGCCAAATAGCTTAACCGTCTCAATCGGAGTGCCGATTGATGGGTTGTCTTGAACCTCTTGAATAGATGAAGCATTCTCCACCTTATTTGCCTCACGATAAAGAATTGTGTCCGCATAAGATGCGCCTTTTGTCTGAGACAAATTAAGCTTAGAGAAATAAACGCTTACCTTACTACGATTGCTCTGCGGATGCTTCTTAGCATTCGCCCAGGCCGTCTCGTCAAAACAGGTGTTAATGGTAGCACACAAAAGCTCCATAGCCTTGTCTTGATCGCCACCAAAAACCTCATCTCTGTAATATTCAAATGATTTATCCAAACAGCGTTTGCAAACATGAAGATAACCGCCGTTTTTCTCATAATACGGGGACGGAGATACATTGAAGTTGTCCTTCTGTCTCGTATATCCTTTGCCACATGCAGTACAGTGGTATGGATATTTGTCAACGCTGTCAAAAGTCAGCTTTTCAGATTTCGTCCCTTTTGCGCTACTGGTCTTTTTAACATCGCCTGCCACGCTCCGTCCTCCTTTCGTTTCAAAATAAAAAAAACACACGATTTCTCGTGTGTTGCTGGTGCGCCTGAAGGGAGTTGAACCCCCGACCATCGGCTTAAAAGGCCGCTACTCTACCAACTGAGTTACAGGCGCATACTTCCGGTTTGCACGGTTTCCCCCACTTATTTAACGTCCATTGGTGACTCTCTTTAGACACAAGACATGACATATTTGACCAAAAATATGATTTGAAATGGTGGTTCAAGAAATTGCTGTACATGCCTTTATTGGTGGATCGGGAAGGTAACGATCCTTCATCCTACGGTTTTTCAGACCGTCGCTCAGACCTCATAAGCTACCGATCCATATAAACCCAGAGCGCCGTAGCGCATCTGAGTATGATCTGGCGGCGGAAGTAGGACTCGAACCCACAAGCCGCTCATCACGGCCAACAGTTTTCAAGACTGCTCCCCGCACCTACTGGGGTCAATTCCGCCATATATGGTGGGTGAGGGTGGATTTGAACACACCGAACGGTTGTCAACCGATCTCTTTTACGAAGTAGGGCGACACTCCTACTCTGCCGGCGAGACTCCTTTGACCTCTTGGTTACTACACCCATATTTGGTAGGGGAGGTGGGAGTCGAACCCACTCAGCCCGAAAGCAACGGTTTTACAGACCGCCCCAGCTCTCCGACTCTGGCGCTCCCCTATATCAAGTGCGGCTTCATGACATTTCAGAGGCGCAAAGCCGCAACGCTTTCTCTCCTACTGCCAGCTATTTCTCCCATAGCCAGGGCGCACTATCCTTGCGAATAGCTAAATACGCCGAACATCCTATTGGAGCGCTTTCACCTTGCGGGACTTCTATTGCTTAATTGCCGGTAGAATTTGAACCATTAACCGTGGCGTATGCTTTTACTGTATTTTTCAGCAATGCAACTCTGGTCATCAGGCCAACGCCGCCAGGAACCGGAGTAATCGCACTACACTTCTCGCTTACCGATGCAAAATCAACATCACCGCAAAGCTTACTATCTTCGCCTCTATTGATTCCAACATCCACAACAACCGCGCCATCCTTTACCATATCAGCCATAAGGAAACCAGGCTTCCCAACTGCACAAACGATAATATCTGCGTTTCGTGTGTAAGTAGAAATGTCTTTTGTTTTTGAATGACATGTCGTTACAGTGCCACCCATACTGGTCAGCAATGCAGACATAGGTTTTCCAACAACATCACTTCTGCCGATCACAACACAATTCTTTCCCTCGACTTTAATATCAAAGGCTTCCAGCAGATCAACAATACCAGAAGGTGTACACGGCATAAACGTCGGCCTACCAAGAACCAGCTTGCCAACACTCTCAGCCCTAAAGCAGTCCACATCTTTTTCTGGGTGGATATGCTCAATTACTGCGTTCTTGTCGATATGCTGCGGAAGAGGAAGCTGCACCAAAATACCGTCAACATCGTTTCGATGATTTAGCGTCTGTACAGCGACAATTAAATCGCTTTGAGCTACTGTATCGTCAAAACGATATACACGGCAATCAATACCGCATTCCTCGCAATCCTTCTCCTTACCTCTGACATAAGCCTGAGAAGCAGGATTGTTACCTACCATGATTACGGCAAGCTTTGGTGGTCTTGCGAAGTTAGATATCGTTCTTCTTATTTTTTCTTTTTCTCTTGCGGCAACTTCCTTGCCGCTCATCAGAATGTAACTAATAGAAATCAGTCCTTACATGAATTTGGTGCCGGCAGTAGGACTCGAACCCACAACCTGCCGCTTATCTGGCGCAACGGGGTATAATTCCGCTGCTCTACCATTGAGCTATGCCGGCATACAGTAGGTGCGGGTGGAGGGAATTGAACCCACGACCTTGTGATTAAGAGTCACCTGCTCTACCGCTGAGCTACACCCGCAAACATGGATGAAAGAAGACAAGACACATAAGAAAGGGAGGTGAATGAAAGAAAGGAGCTGCTTATGGAGAAAGCACATTGTAAAAAACATAGTTTTGATTTTGTTATTTTGCTGTGTGTGTCTTTGTTGTTTGGCAGGAGCTGAAGGACTCGAACCCTCACGAACAGTTTTGGAGACTGTCATGCTACCGATTACATCAAGCTCCTATGGGGTGGATGACGGAACTCGAATCCGCGACCTTTGGAGCCACAATCCAACGCTCTAAGCCATCTGAGCTACATCCACATGGCGACGCATACGGGACTTGAACCCGTGACCTCCGGCGTGACAGGCCGGCGTTCTACTCTTCTGAACTAATGCGCCATATTGGTGATGCGTATGGGGCTTGAACCCATAAATTCCAGCGTGAAAGGCTGGTGACTCTACCAATTCGTCCAACGCACCATATTGGTACTGCTAATGGGACTTGAACCCATACGAGATTTCTCCCACCAGCCCCTCAAGCTGGCGTGTCTGCCTATTCCACCATAGCAGCATATTTTATTCATTCCAATCAATTAGGGGATATAGATCGTAGGGTGAATTACCAGTTACCAACTTCTCATATCCTCCATCCACAATGCGCCAAAGCGTATGCTTTTTCTTTTCTGGATTTTGACTGATCTGATATTGCTTACCAGACTTTGTTTTACACAACACACCAGTACCGCATTCAGAAGCTGGAAGTTTCTTGACAACCTTTGATGTCTTTTCTTTTACAACATTTGCTGCCTTTCTCGGCATATATTCACCCACTTATATATAATGGCAAGGCGCTTCCAGTTGGAAGCCTTATTACGGCAAGCGGGTCATGAATCCGCAATTTCTGCTATAACAACTTGTGCGCACAAGCCCCTTCGCAGATCCACCTCTGGTACTCCCAACGGGACTCGAACCCGTATTACCGGCTTGAGAGGCCAGCCTCCTATTCCAGTTAGAGGATGGGAGCATACTGGCTGGGGTAGCTGGATTTGAACCAGCGAATGCAGGAGTCAAAGTCCTGTGCCTTACC